AAATTTATAATATATATATTAATAATATATATATTTATATATAAATAAGGAAAAGATTTTCTTGTTGACATAGTAAACTAATATAATTACACTTACATACAAAGACATAAACTTATGCCAAAAGAGAAACTTACTTTGTATTTAGAGCCAGAACAAATTGAATGGCTTGAATTACAAACAGATGAAGAAAAAAAAGTATCTGCTGTTGTCAGAAACTTGATTAGAAAAGCTATGAAAGTTAAATCAAGAAAGAAAAATGTTTCTGTGCCTATGGATCTTTATGGATTTAGTTCAATTACACCAGATTTAATACCTGATGATTTAAAAGATTGTGCTGATTTAATTGAAGAATGGTGGCCTATAAGAAAACAAAAAGGTGCAGTTAACTCTACAAAGGTCGCTAAACGCCTCTTTGATAAACTCAGGTCATTTCCATCACAGGATAGAAAAAAAGCTCTTGAGAACGCAATTACGGCTGGCTGGAAAGACATTTACGAAGTTAAGAAGGGTTACAAACCAGAAGAGCCACAATTCAAGCCTAAATATTTCAAAGCTAGTGATAATGAAATGCCACCGACTCTTGCTGAATTAGGTAAGACAGCTAAAGATTATATGGGAGATCAATAATGGAAAAACTATTTGATGTTTCATTTTTACAAATACTTAAAGATGGTATTAAAAAAGGTTACTGGACTCTTGCAGATTTAGACACACCTCCACCAGGATGGACAGAATGTGTCAACAACACCAAAGGTAACAAAGCATTTCCGCAAGGTTACCAAGGTGTCAAATATACAAATCTTGCTAGGGTAAAGACACCCAAGCCAAAACAGGAAAAAGTAGAACTTACTGATCCAAAAGACCTTCCAACTTTAGATTTCTAACAATGAAAACCTTCCAATTATTAAAACCACTTCCCATCAAAAGAGATGAGAAAAATCATAGATATGTAGATATCGAGACTAAGCAATGGATGTCCTATTCAACTACCGAAGTGTGTAGTGAACTGACAGAAGAAGATAAAGAAAACATCGAGAAATGGAGATCACAATGGCAGCCCAGAGGAGAAAAATGTCATGAGTGTCTAGCTGAACATATGTTGGGTAATGGCAAAATTGATCCTGACGAATATGGTGCATGGGTTGAACCTTTACTTCAACATGAATTGTTCACACATTTTGAACCGATGGCAGTTGAACATATGATGTCGATACCAGATAAATCAGTTGGCGGTCAACTTGATCTACTTGGTCGAGATACTAAAACCAACCAGATAAGATTAATTGACTTGAAAACAAAAAGTAATTGCAATTATTTCATGCGAAAGAGAAAGAAAGAAGGTTTGTTATATATCGAGGATCTTGATATGTATTGGAAAGAACCTTACTCAACTGATAAACAACTTGGTTGCTACGTTGAAATGTTGAAACTAAACTATGATTTAAGGCCAGATGTATGTAATACGATTTGGGCATTTGAAGGTAGATGTATTATGAACATTGATCAACCCACAGAAAGATGCGAAGCTGCGTGGCAGAAAGCATGGGAAAAGTTTGAAGCAGAGCAGGAGTTGTTTTAATGGATTATATTCTTAATGTGTCAGGCCAAGAGCTAAAACTTATTCGTGCATCTCTTGTAAATTTTTCAAGAGCATTAGCAATATCACAACAGGCAGACTTCAGTAATTTAATAGGTGAATTAGATGATTGTTTCTTATCAATAACAGAACAGAAAAGATTGCAATTACAATCTAAAATAAATAAAAAGTGGATTCTTAAAAAGTGAAGTGTCTTTATCGGGAACTTGATCGAAGAAAAAAATATCTAATTACAAAACTACAAAATGAAATTGCAACACTTGAATGGCAATGGTTTCAAAGAGAAATAACAGATAAAGAATATTGTGTACAATTTGACGATATTCAAAGACGTATTCGAGAACTACAAGGATGACTAATCCAAACAAAAGAAAAGGAGACAAGGCAGAAAGAGAAGCAGCAGAACTTTTAACAGAAGTTACTGGTTTTGAATGCAAACGAAACTTAGCAGCAGGAATACCAGATGATGTTGGAGATATTTATGGAATACCAAACTGCGTAATACAGGTGGCAGATTATAAAGATAAGTCCAGAGCGTGTTTAGTAAAACCCAGGGAGGTGGAAACACAAAGACAAAATGCAGGTGTAGACTTTGTTGCAAGCATGGTTAGGTTTAGAGGAGGTCAATGGAGAATGGTCTTGACTCCAGAACAATTCAACACTTTATTACAGGCTGCCTTGCAGTAAACATTATATAAGTGTAATATAAAAATCAAGTAAACTATTTTTACTAATGGCCACTAAACAGCCTTCGACACTAGTTGAAGCACTTAATGCTTTTCAAAAAGAGCATCATGCTGCTGGAAAAGATGGAACTAATCCTTTTTTCAAAAGCAAATACACAACATTGGCTCAAGCATTGTTAGCTATTCAACCAGCTACAGAGTTTGGTCTTTGTCATTCACAATTAAATGATTATGTAATTACTCCAGAAGGAGAAGTTATTACAATAGTCATTACAAAGTTAATGCACACTTCTGGTGATGAACCTTTAGTTAGCAAGTTCCCTGTTCCAAAAATTCCTGCAAATGTAAAAAATGTTCATCAGGCAGCAGGAGAAGCACAAACCTATGCCCGTAGATATGGATTACTTTCTGTCTATGGATTAGCTAACGATGATGATGATGGTAATTCATTAACAAAAACACCACCACCAAAAGTTGGTGTAGGTAATACTCGTACAAAACCAAATGAAAAACCAGAACCAACTTCTGTGTTAAAAGGATTGCCTGACCCCATTTCTAAAGAGGCAAAACAATCTATTATGAGTGAACTTAAGGAACTAAGTGAAATAGATCCAGATGCTACTAAGAAAATCTCAGAAGCATTTAAAAAAGAGTTCAATGTTCCTAAATTAAGTGGTTTCATTACAGAAGCTAGACATGGCGAATTTCTAAGTCATGCTATATCAAAGGTTAATGGAACTGCATGACAACAGAAGAAGCTGAGTTCTCTGGTCACTTAATCATGAAACAACTTGAAGAAAGACGAGCAGAACGCAAGAAAGATTGGAACAGAAACGTATTTGGGGTGCGTACTAATGATGATCTTGCTTCTAAACTTCGAGAATATTGTAAGTCGAACAATCTCTCGACCAATCAATTTTTAAACACTTTACTAAAAGATTTTTTTAATTATGGCTGATTTTAATCCAGCACTTCCATTACCAATTAAATGGAATATAGGCGATGATCGTTTTAACGAAGGACAACAAGTCTTGAGTTTAACAATACCTGTTGACTCTGTTACTCATCTGATAGATCATTTACAAAACCTTGTAAATACAAAAGCAAAAGAAGGAGAAGTATATGACTTTGCCAAAAAAGAAAAAGTTAAAACTCAATGTGTACAAATCTACTCTAAAGCGATGGATGGACCATACGGAGTATTTGGCAACATTAATCCACAGAAAATTGACACAGGAGTAAATGAAGAGCTTCCCTTCTAAGTGTAAAGATGAATATTTAGTTAAAGATCCCAACCTTAATATTCACTTTAAAATAATAAATGGTGTACGCTACTGGCTTACACCTCCTCCTTTAGATTATAAAAAATGACACCAGTTAGAAAATCTATAGCCAAGTTACGCAAACTTAAAGAAATTAGACGTAACAATTTAGAAAAAAATTTATTAGAAGTCCAATTAAAAGGACAAGATCATTATGTATTTATCAAAGAGAATGGAAAAGCTCAAGTGATTTATGACGAGGGTCGTTGGGTTACAGAACATATAAGAACTGCCGTTATTAAATTTAATTATGAAGTTAATAAAATTGATAAATTATTAATTAAAGATTTTACTGATGAAGAGATTAACGAGTACGAAAAAACTTTGCAATAGGATTTATTGGTTTTCTTTTTTGTTTTCTCATTTCTACTACAACACGATTAGCTTCTAATTCAATAAGTCTGTTTAATAAAGAAGCCATAAAAATATCTTGATCAAACTTTTTTCTAACCATATGGGTGCAATATCTTTTTACATTATCCAGATCATTACTTTTCATAATCTCTCTACATTGCATTTCAATTTCTAGTTCCAACTCTGGAGGTGCTGGTTCTATATCAATGTTTAGAAATTTAGTTATTTTCATTTCATTGGAAAAAGTTGTTTTTCTAAAAGTTCAACTGCTCTATCATCTAAAGTATTTGTTGTTTGTTTAGCTATCGTTTTCAATAAATCTACAATAAGTCTCTTAACAGCAGTTGTAGTTAAGAACGTAAGTAAGATCGGTTTAAGAATCTTATACATGAAAAAAATGTGTGTTACTTTCCAAACATAGCTACTTTGCTAGTATTAGACAAGAATCTTAACTTTCATGGTTGAAGAAAAGAAGAAAAATGCTTTCCAAAAACTTAAGGAGGGCTTAGACGATAAAGAGGAACAACTGGCGATTATCAGCTTATTTGTAAGATTAGGTGTTGTTGTCTGGAGTGGTTTTATAGTTACACTTAACTACATATCAATTCCAGGATATAGTTCAGAACCCAAAGACATCACGTTCCCTGC